TACACGTCAACCGCCCGCTCACCAACATCTCGCTCGCCTTCATGCAGGACGCGGCCAACTTCGTCGCGGACCAGGTCTTCCCGACCGTGGGCGTCCAGAAAAACGCGGACGCTTATTTCACCTACGATCGGGGCGAGTTCAACCGGGACGAGATGCTCCCGCGCGCACCCGCGACCGAGTCGGCGGGCGGGACGTACACGATCGGCCAGGACACCTACCTCGCGGTCGTGCGGTCCTACCACCGCGACGTGCCTGACCAGGTCCGGGACAACGCCGACGACCCGATCAACCTCGACCGCGAGGCCACGATTTACGTGACCCAGAAAGCGATGATAAACCGCGAGGTCAACTGGGCGGCGCAGTTCTTCGTGGCTGGAGATCCTGGCGTCACCTGGACCTTCAAGGCCGACGGTGCCTCGAGCGCTTCGGCTTCGTTCGATCCCACGGACGAGGCAAACAACCAGGTCGTCTTCTGGTCGACCGCGGCGTCCACTCCGATCGAAGACGTCCGCCAGGGCAAGCGCTTCGTGCTCGAGTCGACGGGCTTCATGCCCAACACGCTGACGCTCGGGCGCGCCGTCTTCGACATCCTGCTCGACCACCCGGACATCGTCGGCCGGCTCGACCGCGGCCAGACCACGGGGCCGGCGATCGTGATGCGGGACTCGCTCGCGGCGCTCTTCGAGGTCGATCGCGTGCTGGTCATGGACGCCGTCCAGAACACGGCACTCAAGGGCGCCACCAACGTCCACGCCTTCATCGGTGGCAGCCACGCGCTCCTCAGCTACAGCCCGCCCGCTCCCGGCATCATGACGCCGGCCGCTGGTTACACCTTCGCCTGGACTGCGAGGGCCGGCTCGACTGCGAACGGGACGCGCGTCAAGCGCTTCCGGATCGACATGATCGAGGCGGACCGCGTCGAGATCGACACCGCCTATGACCAGAAGCTCGTGGCGGCCGATCTTGGCTACCAGTTCGACGACATCGTCGAGTAGGCCCTAACGGGGGGAAGGTCCGCAGACTGACGCAGGCCTGGGGGATGAGCGGCCGACCACGCTCGTCCCCCCTCCCTCCCTCATCGGAGGACGACCAACATGGCCACGGACGGCGGCTTCGATCCCCCGACTCCAGCCAGCGGGCTCAAGCCCAAGCCGAGAGCCCCGAGCGGCCCCAAGGTCGTCAGGGCGATCCGCAAGATCCGCCACTGGAAGCAGCGCTGGGATCCCAGGGCGCGCTTCGTCTGGCGGAAGCAGACCACCTGGTCCTCGCCTGGCCACAAGGCGGTCACCTTCCCGCCCGGCTCGGTGCTCGAGGACTGGGTGATCGAGAGCATGGGCGCCGCGAAGCTCAGGCGCTTCTGGGAGTCGCACCGGATCGAGCTGCTCGAGTTCGACGTCGACACCGGAAGGCCCACGCCGGCGGCGCCCGCGCCTCCGCCCCCCGCACCTGCGGCGAAGAAGACCAGCTCGAAGAAGAAGACCAGCTCGAAGAAGAAGACCTCGAGCACGAAGGGGGCGGACTGACATGGCACTGCGGAACCTGACGGCCGATCGGCTCTCTGGCGACTACTCCCCGGCGCTCACGATCGTCTCCAACATCGCAGTCCTCACGCTCCTCAAGGCTTTCTTTGCGGTCAGCGGCGACATCGTCCAGGTCTACTTCGCGGCCACGGTCGACCCCACCCTGGCCTCGACCACATACACCTTCCGCGTCTCGCTGCCTTTCGGCCTCGAGCTGGCCTCGGTCCACGACATCATTGGCGTCTGCGGGCCCTCCCTCGGCGCAGGTTTCGGCGGCGCGATCAAGGGTCACCTGGCCAGCGACGAGGCCATCGTCGACTCGGCCCAGGGGGTCGACACGGCTCTCAATCTCTACGGCACCTTCGCCTATCGGATGCCCTAGATGGCGGCTGCGTTCGACTACGCCCCGCTCCAGGAGACGGCCCAGGCGCTCATCGACCGCTTCGGGCGCGCGGCCACGCTCACGCGCGCAGCTCGGCTCTCGACCGAGGACCCGGCCAAGCCCTGGCTGCCGGTCCAGGGCCAGGACCCGGCCGCCGCCCCAGCTCAGTCGATCGACGTCACGGCCGCCTTCCTCAGCCTGGTCCGCACGGATCGCGCCGGCCAGGTCGTCGAGGCGAAGACCCAGAGCGTCCTGATCGGCGCAGAGAGCGAGCTGCCCGAAGAGGTCGGGCCCGACTGGACCCTGGTCGACGTCCTGCCGGCCACGGCTCACGCCGGCGCGATCGCGAAGACCTGGGAGGTCCTCAGCTCGAAGCCCCTGAGGCCTGGCGGGACGCTGCTCCTCTACCGCCTCGAGCTGGCCCTATGAGCAACGTCACGCCGCTCGCGTTCCGGGACTCGCTCTTCACGGCATTCGCCACCTTCTGGGCAGGCCGCACCCAGATCGCGGCGCCCAACGTCGACTTCGACCCGGCCGAGATCCCGGAGAACGAGACGGCCTGGGTGAGGCTCTACATCCTGGGCGCCGTCGACGGCCAGAGCCGGCTCTCTCGCAGCGTCAACCCCGACCACTTCGCCAGGTCCGGGATCTTCACGATCGAGGTCTACGTCCGCCAAGGCGGCGACCTCGACGAGGCCTATGCACTCGCCGATGCGGCCATGGAGTTCCTGGAGAGCCCAGGGGTGGCCGCTGCCAATTTCTCGAACCTGAGTCCGCCGCAAGAGTTCGGCCCTGACGGCACCTGGTTCCAGGTCGTGGTCTCGTCGGCTTTTGTATACTGGACCGATCGCGCCGCCTAGCGGACTGGTCGGATCTCAATCTAGGAGACTGCCATGCCCGTAGAACCGCGACCGCCGGATCAATTCACCCGGGATAATCTGCTCCTCGGCTTCAGCACCGTCGAGTTCGAGCCCTCTCTCACCGGCGGAGGCTTCGGCGCAGCCGTCGAGCTGGGCATCCTCTCGAGCGAGGCTCTCCAGAAAGAGGTCGAGATTCTCGAGCTGGAGCGCGGCGACGCCGGCACGCTGACGGTCGACCGCGAGATCATCTCGAAGATCAAGCCCAGCTTCCAGGTCGAGACCTTCAACATGCGGAGCGACGTGGCCCGCTACGTCTTCGGCTCCGACGTGGTCACGGCCGTCACGGACGACGCGGCCGCGGTGGTCACCAACGACCCGGTCACGGCACCGACGGGCGCCGACGCTCTCCGGACCTTCCTGAGCCTGAGCCAGTCCGACACGGACGCGACCAGCTTCAACGCCTCCGGCGGCGCGATCGTCGACGAGACTGTCGCCGGAACGGGCGGCGATACCATGGGCGACTTCCAGCTCGCCTACAAGATCACCGACGACGGCGACGTCAGCGAGATCAAGGTGGTGGACGCGGCCGGCGTCGAGACCGCCTACACCCCGATCGACACCGGATCGGAGACGGGCGTAGGCAACGAGGCCGTCCTCAATACGGCCGGCGTGGCTGCGACCTCGGGCGAGATGCGCCTCGACGTAGGCGGTACGCCCACCGACATCGCGGCGACGTCGAACGTGGTCTGCACCTACACCCCGACCATCGTGGGCGTCGACGACGACAACACGGCCGCGGTGGCCGACTACATCATCGACCCACTGCTGGGCCGCGTGATGTTCCGGCGTCTCGACACGTTCGCGAGTGCCGACGGGGCCTCGGCCTTCCGCCAAGGCCAGCCGGTCGATTTCGACTACACCTACGACCGGAAAGCCTCCACCACGCTCCAGCCGTTCCGCCAAAACAGTTTCGACGGCCGCGTCACGATCCGGCACCTGACCGACATCGGGGTCAACTTCGTCTGGACGATCCCGTCCGCGACGATCCGCCTGACCGACGACGACCTCACCTTCGGGGCTGAGGATTTCGCGACCGCCACTCTGATCCTCAACATCAACGACGCCGGCGGCACCAACCGCTTCGGCACCTTGGCGCTCTCCAGCGAGCCGGAGGCTGCCGCTTAGGAGGGCTACATGGGGGTCGCGCATCCGCCCACCCAGAGGGTCGAGCTATCGACCGGGAAGAAGCTCACGCTGCGGCCGTGGACCATGGCGCAGCGGGCCGAGCTTCGGCCCAGGATCGGAGCCCTGCTCGAGCAGCTATCGAAGCTCGAGGGCGGCGACGCCTTCAGCACCAGCGGCCCGCTCGGCCAGCACCTGGCGACGCTCTTCATGAGCCTCGAGGGGGAGGTCACGGAGATCGTCCGCGAGTCGATCCCGCTCTCGGACCTGACGTCCGAGGAGTGGGACGCGATCTCCTGGGGCGACGACGTCCCGACCCTGGCCATGGGGATCTGGGAGCTTAATTTCGGGCGGCCTGGTGGCGTCCTGGGAAAACTGACGGCCGGTCTGGGAGGCCTGAAAGACCAGGCCGCGGTCAGGCGCGCAGCCGAGGCCGGCGGCGGGAACGGATCCCAAAGCCCGACAGCGTCGAGCAGGACGACATCGAAGCCCAGGGCCTCAGCTTCCTCGCCAGACGGTGGGGAACCGATCCGGAGCGCCTGAGGCACACGCTCACAGACGGCCAATTCAACGGCTACCTCAAGCTCGAGGCCGAAGCCCAGAGGGACGAGATCATGGTGGCCGCCTCTGGAACCCTGGCCGCGATCGCCGACGCCTTCGGCGGCAAGCGGTCGAAGGCCATGGCGTCGCTCAGGAAGGCGCTGGGCCAGGCAGGCGGCGGCGGCGAGGTTGCCGATCTGCGGAAGCGGCTCAGCGGCATCGTCGCCGAAGGGCAGCGGGCCTCGTGATCCCGACCCGCACCATGCGCTTCGACTACCTGGAGGACCTGGAGGTCCGCTTCCGGGCGGCGGTCCTCGGCGACGTCAACCCGCTCTTCCAGGCCGTCACCGTCGCCTTCATCCAGCCGCTCGAGCTGGCCGCGAGCCTGCCGGACGACCACCCGCGCAAGCTCACCGACGAGCGAGCTGAGAGGGCCCTGGCCAAGGCCTACGCCCACGGCGTCATGGAGGGCCGGCCTGGTGGCCAGGCCGAGGGCGAGGCGGCCTTCAGGCCCGTCGAGTGGGAGGCCTGGCTCCTCGAGCATCGGGCCGAGTTCGCCTCGATCCGATCGGTGGCCGAGATCGAGGACAACTTCCTCGAGCTGGTGGCCTAGATGGCGACGCTCCGGCAGCTCGAGGGACGCCTCGACCGCGTGGTCAAGCGGCTCAACGTCGGGATCCGGAAGGTGATCGAGGACGTGGGCACTGCGATCGGCGAGGAGCTGGTCCCGGCCACCCCGGTCGACACCGGCTTCGCCAGGGCCAACTGGCGGCCGTCGCTCAATGCTCCGGCCTCGGTCCCGATCAGCCAGCTCGATCCGAGTGGCGCGGCCACGATCGCCAAGATCACGACCGTCTCGAAGCGCTGGAAGCCCGGCGACACGCTCTTCATCACAAACAACGCGCCATATATCGGCGCCCTCAACGCCGGCAGCTCGCCCCAGGCCGGCCCCGGCTTCGTGGAGGACGCCGCCGAGCGAGGCACCGAGCGAGCGCTCGAGGCCTTCGAGCGGCGTGGGGTGATCTAGGTGGTCACTGAAAACGTCGTCATCAACGTCCGCGAGCGTGGCGCACGAGCTACCGCGGCGGGGATCAACCGAGTCGGCACCAGCTCGAAGAAAGCCGCGCTTGCGGTCACCGCTCTCCTGGGTGTCCTCGGCGGCTTCCTCGCAGTCCGTGGCCTGGTCCGGATCGCGCGAGACGCCGTCAAGGCGGGGGCCGCGTTCGAGCAGTTCGGCATCCGGATCGCCGCTCTTCTGGGCTCCCAGAAAGAGGCCAACATTGCGCTCGACAATTTCACGAAGCTCGCCGCCAAGACGCCCTTCGCGGTCTCCCAGATCGTCGAGGGCGCCACGGCTCTCGGTGCCGCCGCCCTGGGCAACCGCGAGAAGCTCGAGGAGCTGACCCAGACGGCCGCCAATCTGGCGGCGGTGACTGGCCTCTCGTTCCGGGACGCGGCCGGCAACCTCCAGCGGGCTCTCTCTTCAGGGATCGGGGCGGCGGATCTCTTCCGCGAGCGCGGCGTCCGGGCCCTGATCGAGTCGATCAACGGGATCCCAGACGCCACGAAGCTCGCCCCGGAAGAGCTGGCTGACGCCTTCCAGAAGACCTTTGGCGAGGGTGGGATCTTCGGCGACGCGGCGGTCAACCTTTCTGCCACCCTGGGCGGGGCCCTCTCCAACATCGGCGACGCGGCGACCAACGCGAGCGTGGCCCTGGGCAACGCCTTCTCTCCGGCGGTGATCGCGGTCGCGCGGCAGGCCATCATCCCCTTCTTCGAGAAGCTCCAGGAGCTGGTCGAAGATAATGAGGAGGAAATCCGGCAGTTTGCCGAGGACGTCATCCGCTTCGTCGTGCCAGCCTTCCTCGACCTGATCCGAGCCGGGCTGGTCGTCGTCGAGACGCTCGGAAGCGTCGGGACCTTCGCGAAGACGCTCCAGGGCGCATGGGGCGAGCTGGTAATCGCTACCACCGCGGCGCGGCTGGCGATCCTCCTCATGGGGCAGGCGCTCGGGCTTGTCTCCGAGGAGACGGTCAGGGCGGCCCAGTCCTCTTTCGTTCTCGCCAAGGCAGCGGTGGACGAGTATGCGGCCGAGGTAGGCGAGGCCCAGCGCAAAAATGAGAGGTTTTCCGAGGGCATCGACGCCATCCGTGGCCGCCTGGATGCCCTTCAGCAGGGGCTAGACGAGGTCGACTTCCAGGCGGAGCCGCCCGAGCGGCCGGACATCGACCTCCCGGACCAGAGCGACCTGCCGGCCGTCCAGACCGAGGAGCAGATCGCCGCAGCCAAGCGGATCCTGGCGCTCACCAACCAGCTCCGGATCTCCTCGGCCGGCCGCGTCAGTCAGGAGGAGGCGCAGATCGAGCGCCTCGAGCAGCAGCGCCAGAAGCTGATCGAGCTGGCGGAGCTGGCCGGAGACGTAGAGCTGGCCAGGGCCGGCCTCCTCGAGATCGAGGCTCAGATCAAGGACATCCGAGAGGACCAGGTCGAGGCCGCCCGCGAGGCCTCGCAGGCCGCCGCCCGCGAGGTGGGCCAGGTCTTCGGGGACCGGATCGGCGAAGGAATCCGCGGCGCCTTCCTGGGCGAAGGCATCGACGCCATGGACATCATGGCCAACATCGGCGCCGACCTGGTCCAGAGCGCGCTCGACGACGCGATCAGTGCGATC